GTCTATTAATGGAATATTTTCAAATTTATCTGGAACTGTAGATTTAGTTTCAGTTCCTACCTCCGCTGGTTTCTCAGGTTTGAAAGCCATAGATTTCTCCTTACTTAATTAGGTTAATAAGTCTAACGACCATCCAGTTCTTGCATTAGTTATAGCTGATTTTTTAGTGGAAGGATGTTGATATTGTGCTTTATTAGTGACTCTAAGTGTACCAGCTATATTAAATGTAATTGTATATGATGGAACTCCACCTGTTGATGTACCTGCAAATGAGATATTTCCTGAAGGAAATACGTAATAAGTATCAAGTTTATAAATTGTTTTGTCTAAATTTAATTTTTCTACGTATAATGTCTTAACGCTACCTTCTAAAGTTTCTACTACTCCACCTACATTTGATTTAGAATCATATTCTGAGTTAACAATTTTACGCATCCACTCAGAAACCCATGTACATAGTGAATGATTTACGTCATCAACAAAAGTCAATGAAATTGATAATTCAGTAGTATTAAATGGTATTGCATATGACGATAAATAAATTGGAATTGCTTGAGATGTTACTTCAGCTAATCCTTCAGATATGTCTGTAGCTGGAAACCATTCATTAAATGGTGCTGGTAATTTAGGAGTCGTTCTAGGCGTATCTGCAAATTTAACATTCCATAAATTACTTTTACCCCATTCAACTGACTGAAGTTTTTGAAGTGTTATATTAGAGCTCATAAGATACCATTAAATAATAAAGTGGTGGAAATTAATTTCCACCACTTTAGTCAAAGTTACGATGTAGGTAACGAAGCATTAATTTGATCAGGAGGTCCGTCAATAAACATATCATATTGAAGTGTAAATGTAGGTTTAACAACATCTCCTGAATCTGCAAAGTCACCACCTGGATCATATGCTGTTAATATACATCCAATAAGTTTATATGCCCAAATTGGATTATTCGAACGATCCATCCTAGTCAATATGATCTCAGCTTGACAATCAGCTTTACTAGCTTGCTTACCTGTATTCGGTTGCCAAATTAAATCTCTCCAAGCTTTACCTATAAGTGAGATTTTATTATCTATAGTTTCTACGAATGAAAGAGTTATCGTACCGTCATAAGTAGCGACTGTATTATAATTAACTTGATGACCTCTAATATTAACAGGAGCAGAAGGCGTAGCCATTTTAGGTACAGTTGACGACAAACATCTAAAATTAACGTCATCTGTATTAATAGTTAATCCTGCAGGTACAGCTGTAAAAGCTAAATCCCATTCATAAAGAGTAGCAAAATCAGCTAAACCTCTAATATTTTGTAATGTTGGTCTTGACATCTTATCCTCCTTCTTATAATGCAGTTGCTGCTACTTGGAATGACATACCTGTACTAGTAATAACAACCGTACACTTAATATATTCAACAGAAATGGTTGGTCTTACAAATAACCATACATTTAAAACATGATTATCTATGTCATTAGGAGTATTATTAGAAGAATCACAAACTATTTGATAATCATAAACGCCATTTCGTGATTTAATTCCTTCCATGTAAGATGAAATCATTGCACTAATAATCGTTCTTGTACTGACATCATTTAATTCAAATAAGAAATCTTCTAACGCTACAGCTACTGCAGGTTCAACTACTAACAACATAAATCTTACATTCATTCGATCAAGAGCTGAAGGTCTAGCTGATAAAGTTTTCTGACCCCACATTAAGATACCACGACCAGGAGCAAATCTAAATGGATTAATACCATTATCATATAGATAATCTCTTTCTCCACTACTAAATCGTCTTCGTAAGTCTAATACGTTGACTATTCCACGTCTAAATCCTGCAGGTGGATACCATAATTCATAATTAGCAGCTGTTTTAGATATAATAGCTGCTTCATATCCGTCAGGAGATACAAATAAAGATCTATCATTATACTTGTCATAGATCTTAACATGTGGAGTAAATATTGCTGAGTATGAAGAATTAAGATTAAGAATATTCTTACGATAATCAACAATATCATTTAAATAATTAGCTGACGCTTCTTTGTCATAAGGTGTAGATAGTAATCCGAAACAGTCACCTCGACGTTGACATACTGCATCAATTCCCTGATTCTGATATGCTGGAGTTGACCATCCACCATCCAGTATTAGAGTCAAAGGAATATTATCCGTATTCGCAAAGTCATCTAAAGCTAATAACATATTAGAATCAGTTACAAGATCTCCGTCATCTCCACCACCTAAAGTCAATGCAGTTAAGAATTGTTCTCTTGGATAATTGTCAGTGACACTAATATTATCAATACAACTTACATAATTACTTTGATTTAATACATCCTCAACGTACATATTAATCCCACGTCCATCTTTAGCTCCTTTAGTCTTAGAGCATACGTAAGATTCAACTAATGTAGTTACTCCATTATACGTATTATATATTTCGAGCAAAAATGCATTAGGTTCTTTACATTTTTGTTCAATTAAATTCATGCTGAAACTACCAGTTCCTGCATCATTTAATGTAATTGAAGTGCCTAATTCAGCATTTGCTAATGTACTAGCTAATTTTATTAACGTACTAGAGATATGTATTATATAATATGTAGTATTAGCCACCAAAGGTGCAGGCAATACGTTAGGACTAAGTACACTAAGTACAACAGCTGTACCTGTAGCCCAATTTTGAGTCACAGAGATAGTACCTGGAGTACTAACTGTTGTAATATCAACTTTACATCCCGTACCTCCGCCACCTGTTGTTGACAATTCAGAAGCTACAGTATATCCAGCTCCAGCAGTAGCAATTCGAATAATAGATTTAACGATTGGAGCTGTAACTGCAGTGATATTGACTACGCATCCTCTACCTCCACCACCTGTAGTTTGCAATCCTGTAGTTACACTATATCCAAGACCTGCAGTATTAACTGAATCAATTGACATGACTGTAGGTTGACTAATTGCTGTAATATCTACTTTACATCCAGTACCGCCACCACCAGTTGTAGCTAATCCAGTAGCTTCACTATACCCGCTACCAGCTACAGCTATTGAATCAATAGATGTTACAATACCTTCAGCACTTACCGTAACTTGTACAGATCCTAAACTAGCGTCTTGTTGAACAATTGTAAGAACTTGAGATCCTGGAGTATATCCAGTTCCAGCATTTCCAGTACTTATCTCAACACCTACAATTTCTCCTAACGTATCGCATGTTACGTCAATAGTTCCATTACTTCCTCCAGTTTGAACTACTGTAAGAGTCTGTGCTCCTTGAGTATAATCTATACCTCCAGAATTTATTGTAGCTGTTACAATACCTCCTAAACTTTCACATACAACAGTAAGAGTTCCAGCACTCCCTCCATTCTGAACTACTGTAAGTGTTTGAGTTCCTGCATTATAACCATTACCTGCATTACTCAATGCAACTACAGCTAATCCACCATTAGTAGCTGAAACATTACTTGAAGTTAATGCCTCTATAGTTTTATAGTTATAAATTTTAATTGAGATATCATTAATCCAATCACCAGGACTAGATGCAGATAAAAAGAATGAATCATTATCATCGTCAAATATATAACTTTCTGGAGCTAACATTCCTACAGCTAAAGTTGTATTGGACTGACCCGAACCTAATTTTTTAATCGTCGCTCCACCATAAAGAGCATCATTAACTACTCGACGTACCCACAACTTATTCGAATCTTGTAAAAATGCTAACGCTGAATAATAAGCTAAGTCATAAGATACTTCTATCTTAGAATTAGGCGTAAACATTTGTAAAAATTGACTCTCTGAAGTACAGAGATACGGAACAAGTGGACCTTTCTTAGCACCAGGAATCAGAATTCCTCCATAAACTCCAGGAAAACTAGGAACTCTAGTACTTAAGTCAACCTCTTGCATTATTACCTGTGGATTCATAAAACCTCCCTTACTTAAAATAAAATTAATTACATATCTACATTAAGATGCTTTAGGTACAAATACTACACCTTTAGGGAGAGCTCCAATTTTAGCTTTTTCTACGGTTGAACTAGAAGCTCGTGGAGATAATCTAGTTGCTTCTCCGTTATACGAAATCACCACTGGATGATCTAATCTAGATATCAAGTTACCAAATATTTTCTCGTCACTCATACAACGACCTCCTCTAACTTAATTCCATTATTATAAATATCAAAATTAATTTGTGAGATTAAACTACGATTAACTGTTCCAAGTACTTCAACTGTCCATTGACATATCGTAGCAATATCACCTATTAGTAAATAATTAAGTGTAATATACTTATTTTGAGTATATATCGAATTTCGATTATTAAGATATAGTACCTCAAAGATAGTACTATTAGTTGAATCAGTTCCTATTATTCCAACATATCCAGTTACATTAACTGACGATGAAATTCTTAACTGTTGATTCTTAGCTACGGTATTCTCAGCTAATCCACCATACAGTTTATTTGTAACTACTGGATGACTCCAAACTTGCTTTGTACCCTCAGCATTCGTAATTGTAACGTTTGTACCTGATTGAACACACATTATTGCTAATACATTTGTAACATTATCAATTATAATACCAGTTGTACTAAGAATAACAGGTACTGAAACTAAAATATTGTTTTTAATTACATACATAGTTAATAATTTACCGACTAACGTAGAATCTGTTGTGACTACTTTTATCTGATCAGTAATAGCTATATTATTAAATATGTCTAAAGATGTACCTTGTAATCCTGTAATTAACGAGCTATTGTCTACATTACCAAAATAAATTAAAGGGTATGTAATTGATTGAGATGTTGACAATGTAACTAAAGAACCTAATGTTTCATTTGATTCTTTAGTCAAACTAATTAACTCAAAATTATTAACTGACGCTGTTACGTAACCTCTCTCACCTAAATTAACATCAAAATCAATATTGTTATCTGTAGGGATAAAAATTTCTTCAAATCCTTCAAGTAACGTTAATGACGTAGATATATAATTTAAATTAAGAGATATATCTACTAATCTAGCATCACCTAGATCTGCAACGTTACCTGATTTATTACTTAGATTAAACCTACGAGATTGATATACTGATTTCTTAGCTAATTCTCTATTCCAAACTACAGCAACCCAATTATCCAGTCCTGTAGTAGACTTAAAATTTACGTCACTTTTAACGATATATTCTCGTACTTTAGGATCAAATGCTAAATCTGGAGCGTAAACAAATTCACTAAACAGTGGAAATCCTGTTAATTTATTCCTCAAGATATTAAAATACGTATTTAATACTAAAGATGTTATCATATCTTAATCTCCATTGGAACTAACATACATTTTTTGTACATCGGAGCGTCATTCCCCATTACCGTAGTAATAGTCTCTACTCTGAAAGTGAATTTATTTACTCCATCCACCCATATAATGCTACTAGTTCCTGAAGTTCCAGATGTACCACTAGTTCCGCTTGACCCTGAACTACCAGATGTACCAGATGTACCAGAACTTCCACTTGTACCTGACGTACTATAATTTCCACCAATAGTTACAATAACTTTAGAATTATATTCAATTATGTCACCACCTTTAACTAAAAGATGAACATCATTTGTAGTATACGAGTCTAAAGTAATATCAGATAAATGTCTTGAACTAAATACTCCAATACCAGCTACGATATAGTTTCCAGATAAATTAGGTATCGTATTATATGTAAATTGATTATCAAAACTTCCATAGATACTCGTATTAGTAATAGGATAGTAAATCTCTGTATGTAATCCATAAAGATCTACTAAAACTGGAAGTAGGACATCAACATTTTGTTTTAATAAATCTAATATAGGTACAATAATTGGAGGCATTACAACTCCTTCTTAACTATACGTCTATCCTGTAATTCAAGCACTACCTGATATAAATGCTTGCATACACAAGGTAACTTCTGTGGATTGACCGAACCTCTACCAGATTGTACAACTTTCTTGTAAGGTCTAGGTTTCTTTGATGGTAATAAAGTTCTAGCTTTAGCTAGATAGTACTCACAAGCAAATCGAAACCAAGTACAACCACACATCACTCTTACAGGACTTGTATTAGGATTAATCATGTTACAATAAAGTAATTGTTGATCAACAGTTCGAACCGCAAGTGGATGATCAGCATCTCTTGTAATCGAAAAATTAATCTTATAAAATATAATGCTGACTAAGTATAAATTTTCACCATATACCTCAGCATTTACTCTAATCGCTTTCATGTGAGGCATTGGTACAATATTTACTAACTTAACTTTACGATCTTGATAATGATCGCGATTTAACACCTTTTTAGCATTCATGATTAACGTGTGTAAAGTTAATGAGTTAGGAGTAGCTTCTTCCATCAGTATTATCCTTTTAACTTTATTCATTAATTAATCCTACGTCAATTATTTACCTAACTTCTTACGCATAGATCTAACTCTTGACAGTCCTTTGTGAATACGTGATTTACCTTCAGAAGTAATTACTTCGTCATCACATTCAGCAGCTACTTTCTTTTCGTCATCAGGATTAGGTACAGTTGCAGGAATTTCACTAGTATCTTCACCATCTTCTTCTTTCTCAGTATCTTCTGCATTAACTTTATTGACTGTATCTAACAATGAAGCTGCAGGAGTTTCATCTTCTGTTTTAACAATTTTATCCTTATCCTTATCTTTTCCATCAAGATCAACAGCAGTTACATCTTCACCATCTTCTTTAACTACTTCATCATCTTTCTTATCTTTGTCGTCAACTACAGGAACTGCTACTTCATCATCTTCATCTTTAACTTTATTAATCGTATCTAACAAAGCTGCAGCTGGTGTGTCATCTTTCTTGATAGAGATATCGTCATCTTCTTCCTGAGTCACTTCTTTGTCTTTATATACAATAAGTGCAGGATCAACGTCATCTTCATTCTTAACAATCGGCATACCATCTTTGTCTAGAATTGTATCAGGTACTACTTCCCCATCATCTTCTTTCTTATCTTCTGCATCAACTTTGTTAATTGTATCTAATAATGCTGCAGCTGGAGTAGTCTCTTCATCATCTTCTTTCTTGTCAGGATCTGCTACTAACGGTGTTAATTTAGGCATTTCTTCGTCATCATCCTCAGTTACTTCACCATCTTTCTTTTCTTTATCTTTATCGTCATCAGTAGCAACTACATCTTCACCATCTTCATTTACATTCTTAAATGCATTAGCAATTTCTACACCACCTGGATTAATTGTAACATCCGCTACAGTAGCTCCAAACATATCAGCCAAGTCAGACTTTAATGTATCAAAGCTTAAATTAGCTGGCAGATCAGGACTAAACTGTACTGACAGTTTATAATATGTATTATCGAATGTAGACTTTAACGAAGTAAAATCTGTACCAAGTTTATCTCCCAAATATCCTATAACTTCTGCTGACAGATCAGATGCAGTTACTGGAGAAGGAAAATCACCTTGTTTCAGATCAATTGCTCCATCCTCTTCATTAATTTTGTTGACTAATCTTCGCAGATCACTTAATTTACTCATAAACTCCTCCATAAAATTTAATAAATTATTGGTGCTAGCATTTGAATGCTACTTTCTAACCTATCTACTTCACTTTTAGCTTCACCGAAAAATTGATCACCTTTTGCGTCAATAGGGAAGTCTGCAATTGAACCCATTCTTCGCTTATCGGAGCATGCTATAATCAATTTATTCTTGATGTAAGCGTCAAGTAAGTCATGTTTATCTAAGTCAACTGACTCTAATTTGTGATTATAACCAGTTATGATTTGCCATGATCCCTGAATAATATATAATGTTGGTTTCATATATAACCATTCAGTATATAAATTTTCAGCACTATTATCAAATACTAAACTCGTATAATAAATCCTGAAAATATAGTCAGGAGATGTAGCTAACGGAAAATCATATACTTTAGTATTAGACATCACCTGCTCAACTCTTACCTCAGGATTAAATTTATTATAGTAATTAACACTCTCACGGAATACTGAAGTTAATATCGGGTCAGTCATTTCTGAAGGTAAGAACATTATGTGGTTGTATCTATCACGTAACTCAGCTAATGTCATATTGTACCTTTTTAAAAAGTGTCTAAGTTAACATTTTAATAAGGTAGGGTGGACATACCACCCTACCTTATTCTCCTAAATTAAATTATACTAAATCCAATTTGTGATCTTAATCTTGGAGCAGAATCCTTCAACTATTGTATCGATCGCAGCACTGTGAGCCACGCCTGTGATACGATTGAAAACATTCTGACCAACTCCCTTAACCATCACTATTGGTAAAAATGGAGCATAAACTACTGGCGCTTCAAACCATGAAGTACCACGATAACCTACTATTGCTTCATCATCTGCAACTAATGCAGAGTGAGCATAAAACACTGGAATGTTCTGGAAGAATCCAGTTAAATACGGTCCAGGTAACGGTTT